GCCAGTAGGACCTGTGTAGCCGGTAAAGTTTCCAGCTCCTGTATAACCTGTATAGCCAGTAGGACCTGTGTAGCCGGTAAAGTTTCCAGCTCCTGTGTAGCCGGTGTAACCAGTAAAGTTTCCAGCTCCTGTGTAGCCAGTAAATCCAGTGTAACCAGTATATCCAGTTGCTCCTATAGGTCCGGTGTAACCAGTATATCCAGTTGCTCCTATAGGTCCGGTAAATCCTGTATATCCTGTGACTCCGACACTCATAACATCCCATACATCATCCCAGGCAGATCCTGATCCTGGTTTGTTTGTTGCCGTAACAGCAGTGTGTTCTACAACACAAATATATGAAGAACCCGTTACCGAGTTATACACGCCATCTCCCGGCACATACAATGTGCTGTTCACCCAGTCACCTTGCCATCGTTTGATTCCAGCAAGTGCCAGCGATCCATCTCTTTTTGTCCATTCGTTAGCTCCCATATATTTATTTATTTATAAGAACGGCGGCGCGCACGTATTTGATCTCTTCGCGCTCCAGACCGTATTGAGTAAATGTCTTCGACAATCCCTTTAATTCCTCTGTCATCGACTACGTTGGGATCACCATATAGTCGTTTCCGTAATTCACGGTACTTAGTATACATTTCTTCTCCAAGACAGTAATCAGCAGCAGCTCCAATTGAGAGTGCTCGCTGAACTGGTTCAACAAATTCCGGAAGATCGTTGTCATCAACAAGATCTTCAAAATCTACCTGAGCCCAAATCTTTACACCGTTCACCACAGTCTCCGAAGGAGCTGGGCGTATTTGGATAAAGTTTCCAAATACTTCCGAAGTTGGCTTCGTAACATCATCAAATGTTCGAGTTGAGTTACCTTCAACGGATGCTTGGTTTGCCTGAATAGAAATCATCTGAACTGCGACAAATTCTCCTCCAGTTTCGTACATAACTTCAGCTTTGAACAATCTCAGTAGCTGTTGTGGAATTTCGTAATCAGTGATTCCATTCGCAAAGTCGCGATAAAGGATATCACCACCGAGCTCCCACTCTCCCTGAATAGGGATAATCCAGCTCATCACCTCCCGATACCATGTATTCAAGTTTCTATCAAGAGCGACATCAGGATACTCAGTTGAGGTTAACTGAGGGCTTATTAGGTATCTAGCGTCTGTTCGTAATTTTGAAAGTATCATAGTGTTAATTTAAGTTTACAGTCTTTTATCAATCTCAGGTGACTCTCCCGTGGATAACACGAGAGAGAGAACCTAAGATCGAAACCTAGACTCCAAGAGCACGAGATGTCTCGCCGTCAGCCTTGTTGAGATTCAATGGGTTCTCATCGGCAACCTGGGTTGTTATTGAGTACGCATCTGTAAGTAAAGCAGCAACTGACTGAGGAAGATCTACCATCATGTTCTTTCGAACATCAAATCGATAACCATTAATGATCACCGGACGATATACGATACCCTTTTCACCTACGTCAAAAGGAATCATCATCCTAACTTTTGGCTCTTTGGCCAGCTTTTCTTTAGTAGCGAGAGCCTTCCCTTCAAGAGATCCTCCAAGAGTATCTACTATTCCGGGAATAGCTGCGCTTCGATCGAAATTCGCTGGTGCTTCGGCAACTGGGGCAACTGGAGCAACGGGTGCTTCAGGTGCGGCAGGAACTTCTTCAGCAGCGGGTGCGATACCTGTTGCAACAACTGGTGCTGCGGGTGGTGTCGCTTCACCGGCGGGAGCTTCTTCCCCAAGATTTTCTGGCACAGGTGCCTGAGCTTCTTCGGGAACTCCGTTTACAGCAGCATCGTGAGCGTAGTTCTCAGGAGTATCTGCGGCAAATTCGTTTTCGTTCGCGTTCATAATTTTATTCATTTAATATTAATTTTTTTCATTCGACAAAAGTTTTGTCTTCGTCAAATAACTTTAAGAGATCAAAATCTCAGATTACGCTTCAGGTTGTGGCAGTACACGTACTCGTACTGTCGCAGAAGCTAGGTCTACAGCTCCACCTGTGTTGTTAGCCAACTGGTAGGTTACTGTATTTGCCGCTGTTACCTGAGCTGTAAGCACGAGGTCGGCAACATCTATACTAAGAGATGCTATACAGAAGTCTCCGAGAGCAGCGCCTGTTACGGTAACTTCCCCAACTTCTTCATCACCATCGGCGATGGATCCAGCATCGTAAGTCTCGCTTCCGTCAAGCCCACGTAATGCGGTTAGCATTGCGATAAGCTCAGCGTGATGCTGACCTGTGCTATTTGTCATTGGTGCTATTGCAGTCATGATTTTTATTTTAAGACGATTAATACCTTGGGTTCAGCCTGGTCAGATATTCCAACCAGGAGTCCCAAGAAACTCAAGTAACTAAACTCGAGCGTGCTCGATGCGAGTCATGAAAGCATCGTTCAAGATAGTAGCAACGAAGCTAGCTTTCCATCCTGATGTCTCACGTTGATCAAGCGGGTCAGCTGATCCAGCTGATCCAATAGGCTTAACGATGTTCATCATCGCTGCTCCACTAATGCGTGAGGTTGCATAAGCAAACTTCGCAATAATAAGAGTCGCGTAAACATCGATCGAACCCGTTCCGGCACCTGTGAACACCTTTGCGTTTACAGTCTCGATGAATCGAGTATTACCGTACTTACCGAACTCACCAATCATACGAGCACCTGGTTGTGCGTACAATTCAACCTTCGTGAATCCCGTGAAGGCACGAATAGTTTTCACACTGTATGTGTGAGTGATTCCAATAAAACAAGGTGGCAACGGAGTCGTTGAGATTCCAGTTGACGGATCTACATAGCTAGTCATGTAACGAGCCTTGTTAACTTTTAGAGTTTCCTCAGCGTCATCGACATCAGATGCTTCGATAACGTCCCCAGCAGCAACTTCGTTTCGAGCCGTGTTGCTCGTTCCTGAGTATGCTACAGATGTACCAGCAACAAGAATGTCGCGACACAACTGATCCAAGGTGTCTCCAGCTTGGTCAGCGAGGATTTCGTTTGTTTCCATTCGAACTGGGTCCTCTGTCTCCATCGTCAGCTTGTCAGTCAGTGTGATGAAGCTTCCGTACTGTTGTAGAGTCGAAGAAATATCCGTCTTAGATAGCTGCGATCCTTCTGGTGTCACACCTTCAGTTAAAGCTGTGGTTGCGGCAGTAAGGTTCGCATATCTACGGAACTTAATAATATCCGAGTTGTTTTTCGGAATATCTTTGACCATCCCAAACTTGTTGTGGATGAGCAAAGGTTGAGCTCGAAGCAGCAAGTCCCTTGAATAAAAGGAGTTGATGTTCGAGATCTGAGTTTTCGTCGTTGCAGCCATAATATTTATGATTACTTAGAGTGAATAATACGCAGAAATGTTCCGGCAAGATTTTACCCGTTAGGGTACATCATCTTGTTGCGCTCAGCATCCATCTCTTCAGATGTCGCGTTGCTCCAGTCCTTCTCTGCAATTTCGCCGCTCCCTGGGCTCCCTGGGGCAGGGGAAGCTTCATCCACATCCTCTTGGGCATTTGCATTTTTTACAAATGATTCCATAAGAGGATCTTTCAATGCTTCTTCCGGAGAGTTACCGTACGCTGCGGCGTGCTCGATAACCTTCTTCGCTACTTCCTTCGATAGCTCCGGGTGATCTAATCGAAAGTCGGTTGCAACCTGGGGATCTACCCTTTTAACCTCATCGGTTTTCTTTTCATCGGCTGGTGCAGCCGGTCCTGTTGATCCAGTAGGGGCTGGTGTGCTCTTTTCATTGAGCTCGTTAAACTTTTCACGATAATGCTTCTTTTGAGCAATAGTCGTTTTCGCACTTGCGAGTTTTTCAAGTAACTCAGCAGCCTTGTCTGCATCTTCTGTATCTTCAGGCTGGAAGTTTGCTATAAAATCCTCCGATTCATGAAGAGCTGTTAACTCCTCCTCAGTCATTTCGTCCTCTGACTTGAAGTCATCGGCGTTTTGGTTTTGTCCATCAGTCATATTTTAATTCATTGCTTCGCACGAGGCTGGGAGTTTTGTTCCCAAGTAACTTAATATTAATTTACGCCTGTTACTGGTATTGACGCGGCCCTGTCTTTGGTTTGTTTTCCACCCGAGGGCCATCTTGAGATGGAAATACATTACTCTTTATTCCTTGCAAAACTTCTACTGCACGTTGTGCTGCCAGTGACTGAAGCCCCATATTTCCTTTCGGATCAATGTTCGTTACGTCACGCAGCTCCGCTTCAGCTGCATCGAAGAGCTCTTTAAGAGCCTCTACTCCGGCACCACCCACGTTCATGAGTTTTGCAATGGCATCAGTTTTTATTGGATCTAAATCTATTTTCATGCCTATTAGAATTACTACTAATATCTATACTCTAGCAGTTTCTGCTGGTACCCCCGGAACGACCTGAGATGCTGCTGCATCTCCCGGGGAGCCTCCTCTGCCTGGTCCAGCACCGCCCTGGTTCGCAGGGTTAAGTGTCGGGTTTGTTGGAGTTTGGTTTAGGGAATTGATCTCGAGCGGTGAATATCCTGATTCCTCGAGAATCATGTTTAGCAGCTTCATCAATCGTGGGTCCTGTAATGCTGCTGGGTTTGGTGCTATTACCTCGTAAGCCGATGTCAGTGTATCAATGTTTTCCTTCTTCTTGTCGTTCTCCCCAGTGATAACCATCTGAACAGAATATTTCAAATCGGTGTAATAATCAGTTTCCACCTTCACCTGTTTCGGTGCTTTCGCAATCTGGTCCTGAATGAGAGAACCAACAAGTTGAAGATCTTCAGATGAAGGCATCTTATTGTAGGCCATCACATACCGCTTCATCGCATCATACTGATAGATTTTTCTTTTCGCTGTGTAGTAAATTTGCATGTCATCAGAGTCATCGATGATATCAAGT